CGTAAACAACAAAGTTAAAATTCGTGCTAAATATTATAGACACGAAGACAAGAAAAAAGCTGACGAAAACTACGATAGAATTTTTAGAAATCCTCATAACCCTGTAAATCATAGAGAGGAAAAAGACAAATGATGTATGGTGATAAAAAGAAAATGATGAAAGGCGGTTATAATAAAATGAAAAAAGCCAATGGTAACAAAATGGCTCGCCGTGAATACAGCAAAGGCGGCGTAGCTTCTGCCATGAAAACTGCTAAGCCTTGTTAACATGAAAGTTAACGCACCTGAAGGCTACCACTGGATGAAAAGTGGTAAAAGCTACAAGCTTATGAAAGACCCTAAAGATGGTTTTAAGCCTCACAAGGGTGCTTCAAAGTCTGCTAACTTTGAAATTCAAAAGGTTCATAGAAAATAATGGCTAAAAATTACTTACAGTTAACGAATGAGCTGCTAAGAGAATTAAATGAAGTTGTGTTAACTTCTGCTAATTTTTCTTCAGCTATTGGTATACAGGCTCATGCAAAAGACTGTGTTAATAGAGCCTATTTAGATATTGTCAATGAAGAACCTAAGTGGCCTTTTTTGGCAACAGGCGAAAGTGGTACTACAGATCCTATGTTTGGTAATGTTTCTGTTGAAACTACTGCCGGAACAAGATGGTACGAATTAAAAGCTGCTAGTGATAACCTAACAACAGACTATGGAGCTATTGATTGGGATAATTTTTATATAACAACTGTGGGAGTTAGCGGTGAATCTGCGCCATATGTTTCTAAAAATTTACAATATATCACTATTGATACATGGAGAGACTTTAAAAGAACTAGAGAAAACGCTGACGATGCAGACACCCAGAACTGGGGTGAGCCTAATGCAGTAGTTCGTAGTTTTGATGGGCGTAATTTTGGACTAAGCCCCATACCTAAAAAAGCTTATAAGATTTGGTTTTTTGCTTATGACCTTCCTACAGAGTTATCTTCTTACTCTGATCAAATAGTTTTTCCTGATTTGTATAGTCCTGTTCTTATATCTAAAGCTAGATATTATCTTTATCAGTTTAAAGACAATCCTCAAGCTTCTGCATTTGCATTAGAGGACTACAAAAAAGGTTTAAGAAGCATGAGAGAAAATTTTCTTGGCCCTAGTACATCTTATTTTAAAGATGACAGAGTGGTATTTATCTAATGTCACTAGCATTTGGTTTATCATGCGCAGGTGGTTTAAATACTAACCTAAATGAATTTGATATGCTCCGACAGCCGGGATTGGCTAAAGAGCTATTAAATTTTGAGGTAGACCCTGATGGTGGCTATAGACGCATAAGTGGTTATACGCCTTATGGAGATACTAGACCTGAAGGTGCTAGTAGAATTTTAGGTGTAATACCTTATGGTCTTGGTGTTGTTGCTTGTGTTGATACATCTGTGTATTACACTGAAGATGGAACAACTTGGCTTCAGATTAATAGGAACACTGGACAATCTGGAGTTCTTGAAGCTAATCTAAGCAGTCAAGCAGAACTAGACCGACCTAACCAAGGTCAGGCTCAGTTTGCTTTAATGCAATCATCTTTAAGTGCGCCTAATGCCACTTATGGATCTTTATCAATTGCAACAGGGGCCGACAAAGTTGCTCATTTTCATATTGATGGTGTAGGTGCAACAAGAAAATTTGTATATAGAGAAACATCATCTCCTGCTGCTGGTAAATACATTGAAAATCACGATAAGCATTTGTGTGTTGTAGATACAACAAATGCACCTAGCACATTATATTATTCAAAAACAAATGATGATAAAGATTTTTCGGGTTCTGGCTCAGGCTCAGTAACTATTTCAGATAAAATAACAGGAATTAAAAGCTTTCGTGGATCGCTTTATATTTTCTGTCAGAATAGTATTCATCGTTTAGATAATATCAATGATGCCGCAAATACTACCGTTGTTCAAATAACAAATAACGTAGGATGTCTTAGCGGCTATAGCATTCAAGAAATTGCAGGTGATGTAGTATTTTTAGCCCCTGATGGTATTAGACTTGTAGCTGCTACAGAGCGTATTGGTGACGTAGAGTTAGGATCTACTTCTCGTCAGATCCAATCCATAATATCTGCATTAACTTCTAGTATATCTGATTATATTATTAGTAGTGTTGTTTTAAGAAACAAATCCCAGTATAGATTATTTTATACAGGTGTATCATCAGATATAAATTTTGCTAAAGGTGTAATAGGAACATTAACACCTCAAGGATTTCAGTGGTCTGAAACACAAGGCATTCAAGCTTCCGCAATAAGTTCAGGATTTGATGCCTCTGGAAATGAAAAAATATATCATGGCGATAATTTAGGTTATATCTATAATCATGATATAGGAAATAATTTTTATCAAGATGAAACTGTAAAAGTTATTACAGCTTCTTATAAAACACCAAATTTAGATTTTGGAGATGTTGGAACTTTAAAAACATTAAGATATGCTAAAATATCTTTAGGCCCAGAAGGAGAAGTAACACCTTCTATTAGAGTTAGATATAATTATGAAGACACAACTATTCCTCAACCTTCTGATTATGTTTTAAGCGATGTAAGAACTCCAGCATTATTTGGAACAGCTATTTTTGGTACAGATTTATTTGGAGGAAGTTTAGATCCTCTTACACGAATAGCCATCCAAGGCAGTGGACATACTTGTAGTTTTAAAATTTTTTCATCAGACAATAAACCTTCTTATTCGGTAAATGGTTTATATGTAGATTACACGCCTTCTGGTAGGAGATAAAAATGGCTGGAACAAGCTACACAAGACAAAGCACATTTATAGATGGCGATACGATAACTGCTGCGTTATTTAATGATGAATATAATCAACTTGTAAACGCTTTTAGTTATGCCAGCTCAGGCACAACAGGACACCAACATGATGGAACTGCGGGAGAAGGCGGTAATATTCATACGATTGGCGACCAAGACTTTCTTAACAAAATAGTTGTTGATAGCACTAACAATCGTTGGGGAGTTTATGTAGAAGTAAGCGGAGCTGCTGTAGAACAGATACGAATCCAAGATGGAGCAATTGTTCCTGTTACAGATAATGATATAGATCTTGGTACTAGCTTATTAGAATTTAAAGATCTATACCTTGATGGTACAGCTAACATTGATAGCTTAATAGCTGACACGGTAGATATAAATGCTGGAACTATTGATGGGACTACAATTGGTGCTACTAGTGCTAGTACCGGAGCGTTTACAACTCTTGCCGCTTCTGGTGCTACTACACTTAGCGGTACTTTATCTGTTGAAGGAAATACCACACTTGGAAACGCAGCAACAGATACAGTCACATTTACCGCTGACGTTTCATCAAATATTTTACCCAGTGCTGACAGTACTTACGATCTTGGGGACGGCTCTACTTATTGGGCAAATGCCTATATAGACGCAGTTACTACAACTGGTAATGTAGCTATAGGCGGAAATCTTACTGTAACTGGAAACGCTACTATTGCAGGTAATCTTACGTTTGGTGATGCTGCAACTGATACTGTAGCTTTTAGTGCTGATGTAGCTTCTAATCTTTTACCAAGTGCTGATGGTACTTATAGCTTAGGTGCTGTAGGTTCTGAGTGGCAAGATCTATATATAGATGGCACAGCAAATATTGATAGTCTTGTAGCAGATACTGCTGATATTAATGGCGGTACAATTGATAGTACTGCTATTGGTTCTACTACTGCATCTACAGGTAACTTCTCTACTCTGTCTATTGGCGGTACTGCTATTACAGCTACAGCCGCAGAATTGAATGTCCTTGATGGTATTACGAGCACTGTTGCTGAACTTAATATCCTTGATGGAGTTACATCAACTGCTTCTGAACTTAACCTTGTAGACGGCTCAAGCGCAGGGACAATTGTAAACAGTAAGGCTGTTGTATATGGCGCAACAGGAGAGGTCAACGCTACTACACTTCAGGTAGGAGGAGTAGCAATCACGTCAACGCCAGCAGAACTAAATGTTCTTGACGGCATTACTGCTACAGTAACTGAGCTGAACTACACAGACGGCGTTACGTCTAACATCCAGACTCAGCTAGACACCAAAGCTCCACTAGCCTCCCCAACCTTCACAGGCACAGTCACTGCTGATGGTTTGTCTCTTGGTGATAATGAGAAGGCTACGTTTGGTGCGGGTAATGACCTTGAGATTTACCATGATGGTAGTCAAAGCATTATTGCTGATGTAGGTACGGGGCCATTAGTAATTAAAGGAGGAAATAACGGAACTATTTCGCTACAAAATGGAAATGGCGAAACAATGTTAAGTGCCACAGGCAACGGCTCTGCTGACCTTTATTATGACAACGCCCTCAAGCTCGCCACAACTTCCACAGGCATAGACGTTACTGGCAATTTAACTCTTGAGTCAACTGATGCTGGCGCGGGAGAAGGGCCAGAAATTTTTCTTCACAGAA